AAGAAAATCACTAGGACAAGCCAAATATTTGTCGGAGCTTGACATATTTCCTTCTACATTTTTGCGAAACAAGTTGAGTTGAACGCTTTTTAAAATACGTTCTTCTGCCTGTCGTATAAAAACCGGCAAGTTATTTACAAACGTTGTCTCATTGTTGTCTGCAAAGTCTTGGATCGCTTGTTTTAGTTCTGCATATGTAAAACTCATGTTGTTACCACCGATACCGTGCCCACACCGCCCTCTAAGGCAGTTGTTATGGTTAATTCAGAAGGAAGTTCCGCTGTTCCACCACTTGCCCAGTTGCCATTCCCCAAGTAAACAACGCTATTTGTAGTTATAACCAAAAACGCACTGGTAGGGTTGGGAGAGTCTGGACGAGCGTTCTCCAACGCTTGAGGATCAACAACTTTTCTAAAAGGACCAAGTTGAGGCTGCTTGGGCTCGTACTCATCTTGACCAACAAGTAAGCCATTCCACTCCCGGCGCATGTCTTTATACCGATACCGGAACCCGGACCGATCAGATATTGCATAAGCTTTTTTTCCAGAAGCAAACTTGGCCATTAGTTTGTCCTATAATACTGATAGTTTGGAACAACGTTAAAAGAAGACCGATCACGATCTTCTGTTGCCGCACGGTCAAATTCTTCTTCATACATAGCTTTTAACATTTGAACACGGTTAGGTGCGCGTTTTAAAGCAATGTAGTAAGCCAATCCTGCCGTTAAACAGGGGTAAAACCTAAAGGGAAGATCAAGCGTGTTAGTGTAAACGTCCGCATCGTCCATGCGGGTTAAAGCATTGTAGTAAATTACGTCTGTTGAGTTGTCTGGAACAGGCCAAACGTTTAAAACAGGCGTGTTTTGACGATCTAAAAAGAACTGGTTTACGCGGCCTTGCGTTGTTTTGTTCGGAATTGTTAGAAAACCATCCCTGCTTAACCTAGTTAGCGAGTAATCAGTGCTGTCCCTTTGTACGACAATAGACAAAATGTCTATTACATCCGCACTAAGGTCGTAAGTTCCGTCCGCCGCTATTGTTGTGAGGGTACGTTGCTTAATAGTCCACTGATTAAGGCCCCTATTGGCCCACTCTGCGAGCAAAAGATTGAGAGAACGCCGAGCAGACTTTAGGTCGTAACCAGTACGAACCTCTAAACCACATCGCTCAAATGCCTCTTCAACATATTCAGCAACATCCGGTTCAAAATCTTTGCTGTTAGAAAGCGTCATTTTATTCCTCGTTATAAAGGTTATCAAAAACCTTGTTAACATCTAGTGTGTAGTCTAAATCAGATTTAGAATAATGTATATGCTGAGATGGTTTAAAGTCCGGAGCGCCTTCTCCCGTCTGAAACCACGCAGGGTGCGTTACACGAACACGATTGTTAGGTAACGCCACAATATTACCCGTCCATTCCCCTGCATCTAATAGTTGAAGCACGTGGTTTTGTTTGTGTTGTGCCGGATCATCAGCAATTTCGCTATCAGTGTAGTCTACCGTGAACAAATACTTTGCAGGGTGCATTTCACCGTTTATCTTAGCCATCCACGGACAAGGCGTTGTTCTGTCCATAATGTAAACAGAGTTGTAATGAGACGCGCAGTCCCAAGGTTGTGCGTCGTAGGTTTCCATTGGCTCGGGCCATTCTTCTAAAGGAATATCACCAACAAGCGCAGTTATCGGCATACGCGCCCACATAGCTCCACCGTGTACGGTGTCCTCTTCTTCCCCTTCGGCAGGGTTTCCAGTAAATACAACCTGAAAACTTAAAGACCTGTTTGGTATTGTTGTCACACCAATAACCATAGCGTGTAAAAATTCGCCGTGGTACGCCTCATGGTTATGAGTGTATTCACGACGAACCCATGCCTTAAAATAAGGTATATTGCTATGCAAATACGCCATCTATACTTTAAACAACTTTTTTACCTAATGCTTTAGCGGCTGACTTAACTTGAGCTAACGTCATTGCGGGGCTCCCGCCTTTTGACATACGCATCACTTTTTTACCACCAGCGGCTCCGCCTTTTGACATACGTCGAACTTTTTTACCGCCTGCGGCTCCACCTTTTGACATTTTCTTAACCTTGCCACCGCTACGGTAACCTTTGCTTTTCATAGGTTTTTTCATGATACTGATCCTTTTGTTTTTTTACGTTTGCTTCCTAAAACTACGCCACAACCTCGGGCTACTACAGTGCCGGGAGGTGTATTCCCACGAAAAGCTCTTTTTGCCCTCGTTGTGGAAGGTTCGCCGCCCTTAGACATCTTTGTAACCATAGCAGCTTTTGTGTTTTTTACAACTTTTTGCCCCTTTTCCCCGCCTCGCTTCTTTTTCGCGGCAGTAGCACGTCGTTGTTCTTTGGTAAGAGACCGTGCCTTGCTTTCAGGCAAACAACGATCTGGTTTTTTCTTGTTTTTAGAGGTGCCACAAGGTCCTTTTATAGAGCCGTCGGACCCTATTCTAACCCAGTTTTGGTCGCGCCATTTTTTTAACTCACCGCCCACTTAACTTTTCTTTCTAGGAGAGCGTAACATTGTTTTAAGAGTTTTAGCCTGTCCGGCATGAGTCTTTGAAGCTTTGTTCAAACCCCTTACAACCTTTTTAACTTTTCGTTTGTTACCTTTACTTAGCGTCATCCCTTTTTCCTTTTACTTTTCTTGGCATAATTGGGGTCTTTACAATACTTAGACGCTGCCATGTTTGCATACGCTGAAGGATACGTGTCAAAAGTACGTTTAGCCCAAGCTTTCCCAGAAGGGCATATTTTACTGCCGGTGCTTTTTGAAGAAGCTTTTTTGGATTTGCGCGAGTAAGCCATAACGTTAACCCAAAAGCTTTCCAACAAAGGGTGCGATTAAAATTAAGACCGCTAATCCCCAAAGTTTTAAATCAAAAGCTTTTAAAGAGCTTTTTTGGTCAGACAACTTTTCTTCAATACGTTGATAACGTAAATCACACTCCGCTTCGTGTTTTTCTAATTTAGCCAAAAGTTCTAGTATCTTCATTTCTTCGTCACCATGCTTTACAGGACCAGTATCGGGGGCTGAATTTGTCTTTGGCAGTATCGCATTTGTGTCTGGCTCTAAAACTAGAACGTCTAGCGGGCTGGTCTTTTTTGATAGACATTTTTGGATCACCAAAGCGAACCAGTTTAACTTGGTCTCCTTTTTTGGCAAGGACCGCGCTCTTTTTTGACTTTCCCGGAGTTTTTTTAGGCTTGTTGTATCCGCCAAAAGTCTCACCCCTGTATGTCAAACGCCCCGAAGGAGTTCTAGTTACGTTTTTTGTACTAGCCATTGGTTAGTCATACTTTTTACGCATATACAAAACAATTGTATAAGTGTCCGCGCCAGTATGCCCTACGGTTGTAAAAGCAAGGTCCCCAGTTTTGCCACTTCCCGCGTTGTTGGTTAAACCACCAAAAACGGTATAGTCGTGGGAGCCGCTCTGGTTTTCGCCAAGCTCAATGCAAAATGCGTTCGTAGTCGCATCCCACAAAATTTGAACCTTCATGCCAATACATTGCCACCAAATACGCTCAATCACAACGCCCGTACAAGCGTCACCGTCCACACTGGATGATAAGGCAGAAACATCAACCTTTGTAACGGCAGACTCTCCGGTCCCGTCGGAAACATTAGTGAACTTCATAACGACCTGTTTACCGCCGTCGATCAGCGTTTGTGAGGTTACAGCATCCGCCATATTAATCTCCTATAAAATATAGGCGGGGCGTTAGCCCCACCAGATTAATTACGCAATTTGAACGTACTCAATGATGAACGTGAACGATCCTGCTGTTGTAGCATCAACTGTATTAGTGATGTTGCAGAAAATAGTTCTTGCGGTGTCTGTATATTGAACGGAAGCTGGGGCTGTTGTGCCATCCTGCGTCTGAAGAACTAATGCAGTCAGCGTTACGTTGTGTACAACAACGGTTGTACCGCCATCTAGTATTTCGTCTGCCTGAGTCGCAACAATTTGTGCGCCAGAAGTAGATGTACCAACTTCGTAACCAATATCACCTTCTCCGATAACCGGAGCAACGTCACAAAAAATCTTAATGTCAGTGATGATTGTGTTCGCTGGTTGTGTAAACTCACCGATAGTCGGGCTATCACCCGCTGTTGTGTTTACTGTAACGCCAGTGGCAAAGCCAACGTGCTTTACATACTTGTTAGTAACAATACCTGTCGAAGCTGTGCTTGCTACAGTGGTAACTGTGCCTGTGGTAGCATCTGTAGAAATTACTTGAAAGCCGTTTTGCGAACGCACTGGTCCGCTAAATGTAGAATTACCCATGAGAATCTCCTGTCAGGGTTAAGTCAGTCGCCCAATGCAACTGTCAGGGATA